AGGCACTCAGACGGTTCTGTCAATCCGGCGAAACTGGAACGAAGACGACAAGCGAAAACTCAAGCGACAGCACTTCGTCCAATACACCTATATTCCTGGTTTTGGCGCTTATGGTTTGGGTTATATCCACCTTATTGGTGGTTATGCTCGCGCTGGCACTTCCATCATCCGGCAATTGGTGGATGCTGGCACCCTGTCCAACCTGCCCGGTGGCCTAAAGGCTCGTGGGTTGCGGATTAAGGGCGATGACACCCCGATTGCTCCGGGTGAGTTTAGAGATGTGGATATTGCTTCTGGAAGTGTGCGTGACAACATCATGCCGCTGCCTTACAAGGAGCCAAGCCAAGTTTTGGCTGCGCTGCTTCAGTCAATTACTGAAGATGGGCGCAGACTAGCAGCGATTGCAGATCTCAAGATCAGCGATATGTCTGCCCAGGCCCCTGTGGGCACCACGCTGGCTATTCTTGAGCGTCAACTCAAGACTATGAGCGCGGTTCAAGCCCGTGTACACGCAAGCCTGCGCATGGAGTTTAAGTTGCTCAAGGAAATCATTCGTGATTTCCTGCCTGCAGATTATTCCTACACGCCAGAGGGTGGTGATCGGTCGGTTAAACAGTCTGACTATGACTTGGTTGAGGTTATCCCGGTCAGTGATCCGAACGCAGCTACTATGGCGCAGCGGATCATGCAGTATCAAGCTGCTTTGCAATTGGCCCAAGGTGCTCCGCAGATTTATGACCTTCCTCAACTGCATCGGCAGATGTTGGAAGTATTGGGTATCAAGAACGCAGAGAAGCTGGTTCCTGTCGAAGATGATCAGAAACCTCGTGATCCCGTGTCAGAAAACATGAGTTTCTTGACCGGGAAACCAACCAAAGCATTTATCTACCAAGACCATCAGGCCCATATTGCAACCCATATGAGCCTTATGCAAGATCCCATGATCATGCAGATGATGGGGCAGAGCCCAATGGCTCAGCAAATGCAAGGCGCGGTTATGGCTCACATCGCAGAGCACATGGCCTTTGCTTATCGCCAGCAGATTGAGCAGCAGCTTGGTGTGCCCATGACGGCCCCGGATCAGGAGTTGGATGAGCAGACGGAAGTGCAGTTGTCGCGTCTGGTAGCCCAGGCAGCGCAGCAATTGCTGCAAAGCAACATGGGCAAGGCACAGCAGCAGCAAGCCCAGCAAATGGCTCAAAACCCGCAGATGCAGATGGCGCAGATGGAGCTTCAGCTTAAGGCCGAAGAACTCAAGCGCAAGGAAGCAGACAGCCAACGTGACTTCCAGATTGCACAGCAAAAGATTCAACTTGAACAGCAGCGCTTGCAAGTTGAAACACAGAAGGAAGCCGCTCGTTTACAGGCGCAACAAAAGCAAGGAGACAAGAAACTCCGAGCAGATATGGTGAAGAGTATGATTAAACCAGCGCAACAACCGCGCACAAAACAATAAGGAGTTAATATGACCACTGCGTTTACCGTGGTTATCAAAGAAATTGAGGAGCGCCGCGAATCCATCGCGACCACGGTATTGCCCGAGACCGACGCAGAAAAGGCCCGTCAGGTGCCTGATCCTGTGACTTATCACTTGCTCTGCATGCTGCCCAAAGCGGATGAAGAGTATGAAAGCGGGCTGGTCAAAGCAGGCCAGACCATGCATTTCGAAGAGGTGATGAGCCCGGTGCTGTTTGTTGCCAAGATGGGGCCTGATTGCTACAAAGATCCGCTGCGCTTTCCCAGCGGGGCTTCATGCAAGGTAGGCGATTTCGTCTTAGTCCGACCGAATACGGGCACGCGCCTGAAGATTCATGGTACGGAGTGGCGAATCATCAACGACGACAGCGTTGAAGCGGTTGTCCAAGATCCTCGTGGCATCCAAAAGGGAGGACGCTGATATGTCGGAGTTCAAATTTCCAGACGAGATTGAGGCTGAAAAGCCTACGGAAGAGAAGCTGCAAATTGAGATCGAAGGCGAAACCGAGATTGAGGTTGTTGACGACACGCCGCCGGAGGATCGCAACCGCAAGCCGATGAAGGAGGCTCCCGCAGAGGTTACCGATGATGAGTTGGAACAGTATTCTGAAGGGGTCAAAAAGCGCATCCAGCACTTCTCCAAGGGCTATCACGAGGAGCGCAGGGCCAAAGAAGCGGCGTTGCGTGAGCGTGAAGAGGCAGTACGTCTTGCTCAAAATCTTGTTGAGGAGAACAAACGCCTTCAGGGTAGTTTGGGACAAGGCCAGCAAGCCCTGCTTGAACAAGCCAAGAAGGTTGTTCAAAACGAACTTGATCAAGCCAAACAGAAGTTCAAAGCCGCTTATGAAGCGGGAGACTCTGATGCTTTGGTTGAGGCTCAAGAAGCACTTGCCGCTGCTAAATACAAAGCAGAGCGAGTAAACAATTTCAAGCCAGCAGTTGCACAGCCGCAAACTCCTGTGGTACAACCCGCACCACAGGCAGAGCAAAGTGTCCGTATTGATCCGAAAGCTGATGCTTGGCGTGATGCCAATCCTTGGTTTGGGTCAAATGATGAGATGACTGCTGTGGCCTTAACGGTTCACAAAAAACTTGTTGATAGCGGAGTAGACACCAACAGCGACGAGTATTACGAGAAAATCAACTCTCGTGTACGGCAGATCTTCCCAGATGCGTTTACCTCTGAGAAGCCAGCTAAAAAAGCCGCAGTTGTAGCTCCCGCCACGCGAAGCACAGCGCCCCGAAAAATCGTGTTGACGCAATCACAAGTTCAAATCGCCAAACGGCTCGGACTGACTAATGAACAGTACGCCCGTGCGGTTGCGGAAGAAATGAGGAAACAAAATGGCTGAACGTAATCCCCGTGAATTGGACACCAGAGCTAAAGCTGAACGGCCCAAGCAATGGATGCCTCCACAACTCCTGCCCGATCCGAACCCGGAAGAAGGGTATGCTTTCCGTTGGATTCGCGTCAGCACTCAAGGGGTCAATGACCCGATGAATGTGTCCTCTAAGCTCCGCGAAGGCTGGGAGCCTGTAAAGGCCAGCGAACATCCCGAGATTCAACTGGGAGGAGGGGGCTCAGGTCGCTTCCCGGACAGTATTGAAGTCGGTGGGCTGCTGCTTTGCAAAACCCCAAAGGAGTTCACTGAGCAACGCAATTCATACTATCAGCGTCAAGCTGATGGGCAGATGGCGTCAGTGGACAACAACTTCATGCGCGATAACGATCCCCGGATGCCTCTTTTCCGAGAGCGCCGCTCCGAGGTGTCGTTTGGGCGCGGTCCCTAATCCAAGGAGTTCTCTATGTCTTACCCCTCGGTAGACGCCCCTTACGGGCTAAAGCCGGTCAATTTGATCGGCGGGCAGGTGTTCGCGGGTTCCACGCGGGAATACAACATTCCCTACGGCTACTCCACGAGCATCTTTTATGGTGACTTTGTTGGTCTGACCCGTGGTCAGATTCAGCGTCTGGCGGTTTCGACCGGCACCGCTGGCAATCAGTCGGGTATCTTCCTGGGATGCTCGTACACTGATCCGACGACCAAGCAAAAGCGCTTCTCGCAATACTGGCCCGCTTCCACGCTGGCTGGCGATGCAGTTGCCATCGTTTGCGACGATCCTGACACTGTGTTCAAGGCTGCCGTGTGCTCTGCCACTACGGCTATCGCCTCGGGCGCTCGTGCCATGATCGGCCAGAACTTGGCTTGTATCGACAACACCGGTAACAGCAACACCGGCAACTCGGCTAACGCCCTGTTGGCACCGAACGACACCCCTGCGACGACCAGTTCGCTGCCGGTGCGTGTCCTGGGTGTGGTTCCTGAGACGGCAGTGAATCTGGGTACGGCAACGTATGTCAGCATCTCTACCGCAACGGTGACCTGCTCTGCTCTGCCGTTTGCCCTGCCGGTTGGCACTGACGTTGGCTCGATTGCAGCTAACGGCCAGTACATCTCTTCGGGCTCGTTTGTGGACACCGCAGCTTCTGCTGGCGCGACTTCGTTCGTTCTGAACCAAGCCCCCGCCGCAGCCTTTGCTGCTAGTTCCACTCTGGTCTTCACTCAGTTCCCTGAACTGCTCGTGAAGCTCAACTTCGGTCAGCACCAGTATTACGCTGGTACGTCCATCGCCTAAGGAGTTTGAATCATGGCAATTTCACGTGCCCAACTACTGAAGGAACTCCTGCCCGGTCTGAACGCCCTGTTCGGCATGGAGTACAAGCGCTACGGCGAAGAGCACAAGGAGATCTACGAGACGGAGACCTCCGAGCGTTCGTTCGAAGAAGAAACCAAGCTCTCTGGTTTCTCCGCAGCCCCGGTGAAGAACGAAGGTTCAGCAATCCAGTACGACAACGCACAGGAAGCCTGGACCGCTCGTTACAACCACGAGACCATCGCTATGGGTTTCTCCATCACCGAAGAGGCGATGGAAGACAATCTGTACGACAGCCTGTCTGCTCGGTACACCAAGGGTCTGGCTCGCGCCATGGCCTACACCAAGCAGGTTAAGGCCGCTGCGATCCTGAACAACGGTTTCTCCAGCGCTGTTACCTACGGCGACGGGCAAGCTCTGTTCTCGACCGCGCACCCGCTGGTCTCCGGTGGCACCAACAGCAACCGTCCCACGACGAACGCTGACCTGAACGAAACGTCCCTCGAAGCGGCTGTGATCCAGATCGCTGGTTGGACGGATGAGCGTGGTCTGCTGATTGCTGCCAAGCCCCGCAAGCTGATTGTTCCTCCGAACCTCCAGTTCGTCGCAACCCGACTGCTGGAAACGTCGCTGCGTGTCGGTACTAACGATAACGACATCAACGCGCTGAAGAACAACGGCAGCATCCCGGAAGGCTACACGATCAACCACTTCTTGACCGACACCAATGCGTGGTTCCTGACCACGGATGTGCCTAACGGTCTGAAGCACTTCATTCGTGTGCCGCTGGCTACGTCGATGGACGCTGACTTTGATACCGGCAACAGCCGTTACAAGGCTCGTGAGCGTTATTCGTTCGGCGTGTCTGACCCGCTGGGCGCGTTCGGTTCTCCCGGCGCTTAATCCCAAAAGGGTTAAACAACAAAAGGGGCCTTGTGCCCCTTTTTCATTTGTGCTACCCTCTTATAAACCGAGTTTAACCACAGCCCGCCGACTGACTCGGCAGACTTCTCCTCAGAGACGACGGGTGCAGATTGAGGAATAGCCATGAGCTTCTCGACTTTCTCTGGCCCGGTACGTGCGGGCACCCAGCGTTACGCTCCCGGTGAAAACACCGGCCTTATCACGCTGTCTCGCACGGCTTATGTCAACGTCTCTGGCGTGGCGCTGACCACTGGCGCTGCTGCACAGACGCTGTTTACGCTGCCTGCTGGCTCCAAGATTCTGAACTTCGTACCTGAAGTTCTGGTGACCGTTGCTGGTAACTCTGTGTCCCAGGTGGGCGTGACCATTGGCAAGGCTGGTTCTGCGGATGCGTTTGCTGCTTCGTTTAATACCGGCACGGCTGTGGCTCGTGTAGCTCAGGCTACCGTTGACACCGCAATCTCTGGCAAGGTCGCTGCGCTGGACAACATTGGCACGGTAGATGTGCCTGTGACCGCCACGTTTACGGCTACGACGGGTAACCCGACTTCTGGGCAGATCGCAATCACGGTTGTGTACCAGCAGCGTGCTGAAAACGGCGCACAAGTTCCTACCGCGTTCCAGAACTGATGACGGGGGCTTCGGCCCCCCTCTTTTAAGGAGTGCGTAATGCGTCCAGTACGAGTAATAGTTGGTGCGCAAGCAGCATCTAGGGTTATCCCTCTGGATACCTATCAAGACCCGTTCAATGTGAGTATTGGCGTGGTGCTCTCTGCGGGGGCGTCATTGACATACTCCGTAGAGCATACGTTTGATGACGTACAGGCTCCGGGTTTTGATCCGTCTGCGGCTACGTGGTTTACTAATGCAGGTTTGTCGGCCAAAACGACATCTCTGGACGGTAACTACTCATTTCCGGTGACGGGAATTCGCTTGAACGTGACCACTTATTCCAGCGGCACGGCCACCATGACGGTCATCCAAGCCGGTATGCCAGGGAGGTAAGGTATGGCTATTGATATTGCTGCACTGCGAAAGTTTCAAGATATGTGGGAGCCTGTTATGCAGGCTATTCCCGCCGTCATGGAGCTTGAAGCCAAGAAGGCCGACATGGATCGGTGGATTGCTTCAAAGCAGAAAGAGTACGACAAGGCTATTGCAGACATCGAAAAGGCATACGCCGACGCAGACAAGCGCATCGAAGCGCATAACGCTGCTGTCGAGAAGGCTATGGCTGATGTGGCTGCTGCGCAAGAAGACGCTGCCAAGGTCCGTGCAGAAGCTATGGACAACGCCAGGGCAGCCGCTGCTAATGCGCAAGCTAAGGCAGATGCCCTGAGCCAACAAGTGGCTGAGCGTGAATCGCGTCTTGCTGCGCTTGATGCAGAGATTGCACAGGCGATGGCTGATGCTGTTGCGCCCCGCGCTGCAAAGATTGCCGAGTTGGATGCCGAGATCAGTGCCTTGGAAAAGCGGCAGGCAACTGCTGAGAAGGCGTTGGAATCTTTGCGGGCAAGACTTGGATAAACCGTGAGCAGCCTAAGTGGTGTAAGTCACGTACAGGACAGCGGTGAACAGGAGTACACCCATGTGGTTGCAACTGTCACTGCTTCTGGCAGTACGACGGTTTACACGCCAGCAGCGGGCAGGAAAATCCGCCTTCGGTGGATTTATGCCATCAATGACCCCGCTGCACAGACTGCTCCGCTAATCAAGGTGTTTTTGGGTGGCTCTGAAAAGTATCGTGTTTACGCCCTCAGCAAGCGACAGCTTGTGACGGGACCTGTAAACGGTGCTTTGATCGTTGATTTGAGTGCTGCGGGTAGCGTAGCTGTAACGGCTCTTCTAGAAGAGGTTTGACATGGCAACCTTTAACAAGTTTCAAGACTTTTCCGAACAGCTTGTAAACGGCGTTCAGAACTTCACCACGGATACGTTCAAAGTTGCTCTTAGCAACACGGCTCCTGTGGCAACCAACACGGTGTTGGCGAACATCACCCAGATTGGCGCTGGTAACGGCTACACATCTGGCGGCACCGCAACGACCATCACCGTCAGCGAATCATCGGGCACAACGACTGTGTCTGGTACGCAGGTGGTGTTTACCGCGTCTGGTGGCTCTATCGGCCCCTTTCGGTACGTCGTGCTGTACAACGACACCACCTCCACTCCGGTTAACAAGCCGCTGGTTGGCTGGTGGGACTATGGTGCTGGTGGCGTGACGCTGGCGGACACGGAAACCTTCACGGTCAAATTCAGCAACACCAGCCCTGGTGCCATCTTCACGCTGACTTGATAGGGGTGGTCGATGACCATCACGTATCGACTGGTCAAGGGTTCTCCTCTGACATTTGCAGAGGAGGACGGCAACTTTGCTGAACTTGCTGCGCGTACGGATCTGTCCTGGGCGCAATTTTCAAGTGAACCGCAAGTACGAGAGGGAACGGCCAACGCACCATCTTTGGAAGTTTTCCGAGATGGGTTGTACGAATGGTCGTACCCTAACGCACAACTGGCGCAGTCATACATCACTTTTGATGTTCCATTTGATTGGGCACCGGGCACAGACCTTTATGTAGGTCTTCATTGGAGCCCAGGGAATAGCTCAGCGACTGGCAATGTGCGCTTTGGGGTTGAGTTTACTTACGCCTTCTCCTATGGACCTAATGGGGCGTCCAGTAGATTTGGCCCATCTCAGACGATCTATATAAACGCCAACCAAGCCGATGGTGTTGCATACACTAGCTACACCAACTTCAACAGTTACGCTGATAGATTCCCTGGAGCACTGGTACAGCAAAACATGAGATTCCTGACCCGTATATTTCGGGACGGGGCGAATGTCGGAGATACTTTTGGGGCACCCATCTTCCTCATCGGCGCGGATTTCTTCTACCAGACAAACCGGTTTGGTACTCAGTCTTTGACGCCTCCTTTTGTTTAAGCCATGCCTATCCAGCACTTCTACACCCAGACGGTAGCTGATGGCACTGCTACGTCTGTTGTCAGGCCGAGTGATTGGAACAGCGGCCATAGGATGGTTTACAACTTGTCTGGCAATACGCTGGGCAGTTCTCAAATCACAGGCTCAGATGTCATATTCCAAGCAGGGAATAACGTAACGCTGAGTGCGGATACAGCAGCCAGCAAACTTGTGTTCTCTGCCGCTGCTGGTGGCGGTGGGGCCGTGACGGCAAGTTTCATGGAGCCCAACATGCTGGTGGGCACGGCTTACTCGTCGTTTGGTCAGAACACGCTGTACTTCTTGCCCGTCAAACCTGCGATGGATGTCACGATGACAGCCGTCAATATGTTTGTTTCGCTTAACAACGCCACAAGCAACCAAAGTGCCGCTGTCAGTCAGACCATTCAGTATGGCTGGTACTCTTTGGGCACAGGCGCAAGCAGTACGCAAATTGGTTTGATGCAGTCTTCTAGCATCGCCGTCATTGCTTCATACGCCTCTGCAGTTGCCACTGCAGGATATACCATCAGCCAAAGCACCAACAGCACAACGTATTCCAGCGCTGGAACTGGTAGCTCATCGGCTTGGACTGGACAGCGTATTTTTGCCATGCCCATGGCAACGCTGTTGTCCGAAGGCGGAGAATACTATTTCATGATTAAGCAGAGCACGGCGTCTGCCAATAATACTGGGCCTTTGCGGATGTCGCACCTCGTGCTTAATAACATGACCAACGGTTCGTTTGGCCGGATGGCTCCAAACGGCAATTCGGTCAGTAATAGCACAATCGTGCCAAATTACAACGGGTTTATTTTCTCTGCTACTTCTGCTTCTCCGCCAACTTCGTTTGGTGTTGCTGATAGACGTATCGTGAGTAATATCCGGCCTTACATCCAACTGGACGCATAACATGGCTATCGGTGACACGGGAACTGTGATTGTTCTGTACGGTGCCAGCTACCTTGTGCTTGGTACTGCGGGCGGGACGCTTGTCTATGCGATCAAGCAGGGAGAGCCTATGCCTGCTACCGTGTACATCATCGATCTGGCAGAGGTGCCTGCGTGATAGAACCGCAAATCGTCACCACCTTTGACGCGGGGTATCACAACAAAGACCTTGCGTTGTCGGTCAAGCGGCTGGAGAAGTCTGCTGCTTACAAAGATCTGTCCACGATCATTGTGATCCCGGCGTTGGGGACGTTGCCCACGAAGGTGGCAGCGAGCTTCATGAACCTGTACAGCCCGCCCAACCAGAAACGGGTGGTGCTGTGGGCGCTAGGCCAAGAGGTGGGTGAGGCGTACTCCCGGTGCATTGAGATGATTCTTGAGCACCCTGAGCTTTCACAGTTCAAGTACGTGCTAACGATGGAGCACGACAATCTGCCTCCGCCTGATGGGCACCTGCGTCTATTGCAAACGGCAGAAGCACATCCTGAGTACGATTGCATCGGCGGGCTGTACTGGACCAAGGGTGAAGGCGGGCAGCCCCAGATTTGGGGCAACCCCAAGGAGCCGCTGAACTTCAAGCCAATTCCTCCTGATCCTAAGGGCGGACTGGTAGAGTGCGTAGGCACCGGCATGGGGTTCAACCTCTTCCGCCTTGAGATGTTTAAGGACAAGAAGCTGCGCAAGCCTTGGTTTAAGACGCAAGCGGATTCCGGTGGTGTTGCAACGCAGGATCTCTACTTCTGGGGAGATGCGTTTAAGCACGGCCACAAAGCAGCGATTGACTGCTCTGTCCGAGTAGGTCACTATGACTACGAGGGCAAGTTTGGACAGCCGGACACGATATGGTGACAAAAGCAAAACCGTTGGTCAAACTTGATCTAGCTTGCGGCGACCGCAAGACAGAGGGTTTTATTGGCGTAGACAAGTACAAGACCCCCAGCGTGGACAAAGTCGTTGACTTGATGAAGCCGCGTTGGCCCTGGAAAGACAACTCAGTTGATGAGGTTGTCTGCAGCCACTTCTTTGAGCACATCCCTGGTTTGCAGCGTCCAGCCTTTATGGACGAGCTTTACCGGATCATGAAGAAGGGCGCGAAGGCCACCATCGTTGTGCCGTTTGGTGGATCGGTAAGGTCTGCGCAAGACTTCACGCACGCATGGCCTCCGGTGTTTGCGGAGTCGTTCCTGTACTTCAACAAGAAGTGGCGGGAAGATAACAAGCTGACGCACGGCCAGTACGACATCAAGTGCGATTTTGACTTTGGGTACGGTTTTGCCCTGTCAGAAGAATGGTCCTTGCGTGCGCAGGAAGCACAGTCTTTTGCGTTGAAGCACTACACCAATGTGGCGTCTGATCTCCATGTAACGCTGACCAAGCGCTAGGAGTAGGCCGTGGCCGCTGCTTTTCAAAGTAATGCGTTTCAGAACAACGCATTCCAGGCAGATGCCGGTGGCGCAAACATTGATTTTGATGCCGCAGCAGGTCTGTTCACGTACAGTGGACAGAACGCAACTCTTGCTGCCGCCAGAAACCTAAACGCCGAAGCTGGCTCTTTTACTTACACTGGTCAGGCTGCCACACTCCAGGCAGCCAGATCGGTCAATGCTGAAGCAGGCTCGTTCTCGTACACGGGTCAGAACGCAACGCTTCAGGCAGCAAAATCCATCAATGCTGAAGCTGGCGCGTTCTCATACGCAGGCCAAGCTGCAACGCTCACAGCAACCCGCAGCATCAATGCAGAAGCGGGTTCTTTTGCATACACCGGGCAAGCCGCAACTCTACAAGCGGCACGCAATGTAAACGCTGAAGCGGGAACATTTGCATACACCGGCCAAGATGCTACGCTTACGGCGGCACGTAGTGTTAACGCTGAATCTGGTGCGTTTACATACACCGGTCAAGACGCCAGCCTTACAGCAACGCGGAGCCTTAACGCCGAAGCGGGTTCGTTTGCGTATACAGGCCAAGACGCAAATTTCACGGCCACACGCAGCCTCAATGCTGAAGTTGGCACCTTTGCCTACACAGGCCAAGACGCCGCCTTCATCTATGTACAAGCCAAGGGACTTGATGCCCAGGCTGGGACATTTACATACACGGGCCAAGACGCCACATTGGCGCAGACCCGCAGCCTGAACGCTGAAGCAGGAACATTTAGCTACACAGGTCAGAACGCCACGCTTTCAGCGGGCCGTGTTGTAAACGCTGAGTCCGGAGCGTTCACATACACCGGCCAAGATGCAGCGTTTCTGCTCGGGCTAGTTATCAACGCGGAAGCTGGCTCCTTTGCCTACACGGGCCAGGACGCAAGTCTTGTAGCAAACCGTAGTGTCGATGCACAAGCCGGGACGTTCACCTACACCGGTCAAGATGCAACGCTACAGGCCGCCAAGAACCTCAACGCAGAGGCTGGCAGTTTTGCGTACACAGGTCAGGACGCCACGCTGCAGACTGATCGGGTCGTTAATGCGGAAGCTGGAGCGTTTACATATACAGGCCAGGATGCGTCGCTCATAGCATCGCGCAGCCTTAACGCCGAAGCCGGTATTTTTGTTTACACCGGTCAAGACGCCGTTTTTAACGTCTCTCGGGTTGTCGATGCACAGCCTGGATCGTTTGACTATCTAGGCCAGCCTGCCACGTTCTCGCGCACGAACCAGATCAACGCCGAAGCAGGCGCGTTTGGTGAAGCCAATCCATATGTGGAACCAGGGTACGTTGACCCGTACTATTCCACCAACCTGACAGCGGCGCTTGGCTATGGCAGGATGTTCAACGCTGAGGCCGGTGCCTTTGCGTATCTGGGTCAAGATGCAACTTTTATCAAAGCCTTCTTATTCCCTCCAGAAGAGGACGTAAAAGCAGGTGTTGTCTATGGCCCAGGCGGTATCTACACGGGCACTTACGCACCTGCAGGCAGAGCCATCTTTATATTTGACGACTAACACAACATGAGTAGAATCGCAAGAACATCTGGAGGCCGCAATGGCTAAGTCCCCTGCTTGGCAGCGCAAAGAAGGCAAGTCTGAAGCCGGTGGCCTCAACGCCAAGGGCCGTGCCTCTTACAACCGTGCCAACCCAGGTAAGCCCGGCTTAAAGGCTCCTCAACCCGAGGGCGGCCCTCGCAAGAAATCATTCTGCTCCAGAATGACCGGAATGAAGAACAAGCTGACTTCCGAGAAGACAGCCAAAGATCCCAATTCTCGTATCAACAAGAGCCTGCGGGCGTGGAACTGCTGAGTGGTTTATGGACGCTACGGTGTTGTGGAATCTCGTCTTGACGGTCCTGCTTGGCGCGGTGGCTTTCTTTATGTCAGCCAAGTTTAAGGAGCTTGATAGATTGTCTATTTTGCTCAACCGGACAAGAGAAGAAATTGCCCGTGACCATATTACGAGGTCTGAGTTTCGGGCAGACATGAAAGAATTGCTGGAGCGTTTTGACAGGATCGAAGCCAAGCTAGATACTCTGCGGAGCAAGCCAAATGCCGGTTCAGTCTGAAAAGCAGCGCAGGTTTATGTACGCTTCACTCGCAGGCAAGACTGATGTCCCGCCCAGCGTAGCGAAGAAGTTTGTTGGTCCCAAAGCACATGCCGAAGGAGGCACCGTGAAAAAAGAATCCCCCGCGATGATGAAGAAGGAAGTGGCCTTCATGAAGAAG